GCACAACGTGTCAACACTGCTAATCGGGTACTACAATGCCGCGGGGCTACGAACGGTGGCGCAAGAACTTGACGACGTGAACGAGTCTATACTGGCCTCATATTCGCGGGCAAACGTTGAGGGCCCAGCACTACAGGCGCTAATGGACGCAGAAACGTGGTTGACAGCAAAAAAAGCAGTTGCCCTTGGTTTTGCTGACTACGTCGTTGAGGACATGGCAGTTGACGCCGAAGCCACCGCCGGCACCGGTGTTGCAACCATCAACGGTATTTTTATGAACATGGCCCCGTTTGGGTATAGCAATTTCAAACCACAATCGTGGAACAACGTTGTTGAGCCACCAAAAGAACCAATCGACTATACGCGATTTGAGCAGGAACTGGAAGTTGACGCGACGGCTTTATATATGGCCGCTAATTTTTAACTCATACAAAGGATCGGCCAATGAACTGGCGCAAAAAAATGCAGGCCGCGCACGCAAAGCGCAAAGAGCTTCTGGCACTCGTAAAAAAAGAGGAGCGGGCTTTCTCAGCAGAGGAAAAGGCGACTTTTGACGCCCTCGCCATTGACATTGACAACGCAAAAACAATGATTGAGGCTGAAAAAGCCACCGCCGATCTTGAGGCATCCTTGCTGGACCCCGTCGACAACGCTGACAGTATCGGCGCGGCTGATGTGCGCGTGGTCAAGGATGAGGCGCTATGGAAAGGTGAAAACGCAGGCTTCGGCGACTTCCTCGGAGCAGTCAAAAAGGCCGCACAGCATCCAGGCGGGGCGGATAGCCGACTGTTTAAGAATGCCTCTGGGCACAGCACACAGGAGCCCGATGAACTTGGCTTTGCCGTCGGCGAGGACATGATGGGTGGCCTTATGCGCAAGGTTTTTGAGGAGTCGATCCTTGCCCAGCGCTGTACCCGTGTCACCGTTGGCCCGAAGGCTAATAGACATTCCTGGATGGAATCAAAAGAGGATAGCCGGGCCACGGGTTCACGTAACGGTGGTGTGCGGGCGTATTGGGCGAGCGAAGGCGGACCCCTAACGGCAAGCGCGATGAAAACGCAAAAGCGCGAAATCAACCTTGACAAGCTGGTTGCCCTCACATACATCACAGAGGAAGGTATGGAGGACGCCATCGGCCTTGTAAACGAGATCAAGGCGACTTTCCCCATGGAGATGGCCTATGTCATTGACGATGCGATACTCACAGAAACCGGCGTCGGGCGGCCCCTGGGTTTGCTCAACTCCGATGCACCCGTGACCGTCGCTAAGGAGCTGAACCAGTCGGCAAAAACCATTGTTGCGGAGAACATCCGTAAAATGTGGTCGCGCATGTGGGCACCCAGTCGGCCTAATTCAGCATGGTTCATCAATCAGGACTGCGAAAATGAGCTCTCCTCGATGGCCCAGGTTGTTGGCACCGGTGGCGTTCCTGTGTACCTGCCTGCGGGTGGGCTTTCCGCGTCGCCCTACGCAACACTCCACGGGCGCCCGATCATCCCTATCGAGCAGGCCAAGACAGTCGGCGCCCTCGGGGATATTTGGCTGGCCGACATGTCACAGTACAAGTTGATCGATAAGGGTGGGATCAAAACCGCTGAGTCGATCCACGTCAAGTTTTTGACCGACGAGCGGGCTTTCCGCTGGGTCAAGCGCATCGGTGGCCGCCCAATATGGGAAAAGCCACTCACACCCGCAAATGGTGTAAATACGTTGAGCCCGTTTGTGAACCTTGCAGCCCGCGCGTAAATAACCATGGCCGGGCTTCGGTCCGGCTATTTTAAACAATTGAGGAGTAAAACAAAATGAGAAGCTATTTACACCTTGCAAAAGGGATCGACCCGGTTGCTGATGCTTTCGCAGATACAGTATATTCGGACGTGTACAGCATGCGCGGCCAGAACTTGATCCAGTTTATCATCATCAAAGGCGTTGGCACAACTGGCACATCCACGATCACCGTTGAGGGCTGCGACAACGTGACCCCGTCAACCACAGCGGCGATCGTCTTCAAGTACCAGGCGATCACCACCGCCGACACCCACGGCGCAGAAGTCGCTGCCCCCGTCGCCGGTTTTACCACAACGGCTGGCAGCTCACAACTTTACATTGTGAGTGTCGAGGCTGAAAAATTGGCCGCACTCGGTTACGAGTTCGTGCGGCTCAAAGCGGTTGAGGTTGTCAACGCCCCTGTCCTCGGCGGAATAATCGCCGTATTCCCTGAACCGGCTGTTAACACACCCGTTCAGACTTCTGTTTTGTCGTAATTAACGGGGCGCAAGCCCCACTTTTTGAAAGGCGCTAAAATGAGCGTTTACAATGAGGCAATAGCATTTACCCGCGCCATTCTTGGCGCACGTGTTGACCGCGCAACGGCTACACTCCCCCAGACCACGGCGGGGGCGCTGTTCACTGTCTCCGGTGGCCGGGTGGCCATAACGTCCATCGTTGGCGAGGTTACTACGGTAATCCAAACCCAGGCGAACAACACAAAGCTGACTGCCAACCCAACCACGGGAACATCGGTCGACATTTGCGCAGCACTGAATATCTCGGCTGATGAGGTCGGCACGCTCTACGGTATCACCGGGGCATTCGCAACAGCAATGGGCGGAGTAAACGCAGGGGCCCTGGCCGGAATGCACGCCCCCGTGTTCGTCAACGCAGGGACGATCGATCTTGATTGTGCTGCGTCAAATACCGGAGCCGTCAAGTGGTCGCTCACGTATGCACCCATCGATGATGGTGCAACGATCGTGGCCGCATAGCACCACGCGACGTACTAGGTGGGGCGGTAGTTTAGCCTCACCCTTACAGGGAGAGAAAAAGTATGAAGCTCAAAAGCAACTATCTACTTTTGCATTACGTGCAGCCGGACAAGTACGGGCACTACCCTGAAAGCTACGCGAAGCACTTGATCGCGCGGGGCCTTGCAACGGAAGCTGTTGACCAGCGGCAGCATAGTCAAAAGAGCAAAAAAGGGCGCCGGTGAATATCAAGACTATAACACCGCCGGGGGAGGAGCCTGTAACGGTTGGGGAGGTTAAAACCTACGCGCACATCTCGCACGCGGCAGAGGATGCTCTTATCGGCAGTCTTATTTTGTCAGGCCGGGTGCTTTGTGAGGGTTACCAAAACCGCGCCTACATTACACAGACACTTGAGGTGTCGTACGATGGCTTTCCACGTACACCATTCTGTCTACCACGTGCGCCGCTGCAATCGGTTACGTCGATAACGTACTACGATACCGACGATGCCCCGGTGGTGGTTCCGGCCAGCGCCTACCAGGTGGACACGTCCGGGGAGCCGGGACGTATAAATCTGGGTTACGGCCAGATATGGCCAACCGTCGTGTTGCGTGATATAAACGCGGTTGTGGTACGCTACATTGCAGGGTTTGGGGATGCCGCCGCTACGCTAGTGACTAACCCAAATATACACGATGCTATTTTGCTGTACTGTACATATCGGCTTGAGAACCGGGCGGGTGAGATTGACCTACCCGCGCAGGTAAAAGGGCTGTTGCGCCATGACCGAATAATTTACTAACTGGGGGCGACTTTGGGCCAGATTGACGAAGCGATACAAGGGCACGCCGAGGAGTGCGCAAGGACATTAGAGACACAATACGTGTCGTGGCAACGGGTGGTTGCGCTTTTTTGTGGGTCCCTGGGGTTGGTAGCAACAACAGCCGTAGCCGGTGTGCTGTACGTCAACGACATCAAGGGTGATACGCGGGTCGAGGCGCAACGCAACAACACGCAGGACCAACAGATCAGCGCGTTGCAAAAACAGCTTAGTAGTGATATTGCTTGGATCCGTAGGAAGCTTGACCGATGATCGCGAGGAAGTCAAAAAAAACGTTGTCAACAAAAGCGAGGCACCTGGCATATATCCAGGAGCCAACGCCCGGCGACGATGGCGAGGGTGGTTTTTCTCAAAGCTGGGTTAACAACCCCGCCGATCCGGTTTGGATGAGCATTGAGCCTATCCGGGCCAATCAGCGGCAGGAGTACACAACGGTAAACGCGGACGTAACACACCTTGTGCAGCTCACCGGCTACGTTAACATAGCGGAGAATTGGCGCATTGTTTTTGAGGGCCGCGTTTTCGAGGTGTTAACGGTGGAGAACATCGGCGAGGTAGATTTTAGGCAGGTCGTTATCTGCAAAGAGGATCGGGTATGAAAAGCTTCACCTACAAATCATTTATAGCCCTCGTTGATCGTGACCTGCAAAGGGCGGATAAAAAACTTCGGTCAAGAGCGGCGTTCTTAGTGAAAAAGGCCATCCGTACAAAACTCCGCGGTGGCGGGGTGTCGCTGCCTGGCGAGGCCCCAGGCAAAGTTACGGGCAACTTGCTAAAAGGCCTTGCCGTTAGCAACAAAAAAACTGTTTCACTCGTGGGATTCAAAGCACCCGCGTACCACGCGCTGCTACTCGAATTTGGCAATACAAAAAGCGTACCACGCACAACAAAAGCGGGGGCTAATAGGGGCACGATGGCCGCGCGTCCCGTACTTTTCCCGACGATGATCGAGAAAACCCCGGAGATACGCGCTATTATGCAAGGGGCTTGGCTCTAGATGTTTGAGGCCAGCCTAATAACACGCCTACGTGCGGATGGTGCACTTGCCCAGCGGTTGAGTACGTACAATAGCCGCCCCGCGATTTTTTCGGACCGGGTGCCAGAGAATGCGGTATATCCGTATTTGGTTTTTAGGATCAGCCGGTTGCAAGAAACGGGTAACCAGGACACAGAGGTTTTTAATATTTTTATTGACTATTTTGATTATGATAAAAGCGGTGTGGCGTCAAGAGAGGCGGCGCAACGCCTAGAATTTATACTTGACCAGGAGACAATAACAGGGGACAGTCGATACAGCCACATACGCTTGTTTTTTGAATCCGGCGGGCCCGTGCCCGACACCGACCCACGCGCTATTCACTACAACATACAACTTTCTGCTCGCGCTTTTCGTAAAGCCTGGGCCGATCAACTATAGGGGGGCCAGCAATGGCTTTACTAGCAGTGCAAGCAATCACGACAGCGGGCCTTGAGGTTACCACAGACGCCGCCGACGT